ACCTGTGACGTTCAGGTCGTTCACCGTCAAGTCGTCGATGCTTTGGAGCGTGTCGGTCTGCGACTGGATGCCCAAAGCCTCCGCGAGCGTTGTGGATAGTTGACCGAGTTCCATGCTGTCGTACTTGTCTTGCAGAACATCGTAGACGGTGCGCACGATCTTGAACGAACCACTCATGTTGTAACGTGGAAATTCTACGCGGATGGTGTCGCAGAGATTGCATTGGAGCAGATTATCCAGCCCTTCGTAGCCCATGTCTTGCAAGCGTACAAAGTCCACAGATATAGTCTGCGCTGGTAGCGTGCTCTGCTTGCTCTGCATGACCCTTAAGGCTTCTGCTTCGAGTTGAGCCGTTGTCGGTGCGTCTTCGAATTTGTCGCTCAGGTCAAGCGGGACGCAGATGTTGCGCCCATTGTAGGCTGTTCCGCCATAGTCTACCCTGTTACCCTTGACGATGATGTCAGAGCCGTTATCGTTGCCGCGCCAGTACGGGACACAAGCAGAGAACGTGTTAGAAAAATCCGTGTCCTCAGAGTAGTCCAGCATGTTTACGCCGTATCTGATGACGAAATCACGCGTCACACCACGCGACCGGTGCAGAATAACGCGGAAACGGTCAAACTCATATTCCCCGCCGTAGGCATCAAGGATAGAACCCTCAATGCCGCCAAGAAACTGCCGAACGCTTCTTGGTGTGCCGTCTGCGCTTGCCATGTACGCCGTGCTGGTGAAGTCGGCTTCATAAGTGAACGGGTTTGACGGCTGTGCGGATGATGTCAGCATCGTCATGGCATCTGCCAGCGAATTGATCCCGCTGCCCTGTGCCACGATTCCGCTTTGGCGATAGGAAACATGGACGGCGTGAAACTTCACAACGCCGTCAATCGGTTTCGTATAAGACACGATGTCGAACGGCTGTATGTCACCGCTGTCATCATGCGTTATCGCCACCACCCTACCGCATTGAATCAGGTCAAAGTTTGCACCGTCTACAGGGTATTCAAAGTCGCATTCATAGATGCCGTTGCGTTCTTCCGTGACATCGCAAGATATGCAATCGCGCAAGCGTCCTAAACCGTTCGATGTGAAGGCGATTTCGTTCGATTCGTACAAGATTGGAATCATGGCTACACCTCCCACCAACGCGGCACGATTTTAAACTGCGTTATCGTGTCGTCATATGTGATAGCGTTGACTCCGCTTTTTAGCGTTGGCAGTTTCGCGGGAATCGTGACGGCGTTGTTGATGCTGACGATGCTGTCGTCTTCGTACTTGTACGCCTCACCGATGTCAAGGTCGAAGTATAACGGTTCGCCTAATGCGGATTTGGTGCTATATCCTGTTATGTCGCCGCGCGTTATGTTCGTTGTTCTGACAACACTTCGTGCATCAGATGTGACAGACATCCGCGCCTCGATTCTCCCCGCCGTGGTGTATGCAACAGTTACCGTCACAGATACGGTGAATGAAACGGCTGACGGTGAAGTTGGTGTCCATGCCCACCGCCACATATATGTGTTTGTCCGTGCTGTGTTCTTAACAAATGCTGGCGGAGTATAACGAACGGCAATATCGCCCGTTGACGGTGAGTTCTGCACAATTTCCCCATCACCGCCGGATGTAAATGTGATGTCTGATGTGCCGACACCAATTTGTTTTTGCGCTGAAAGCCGTGCCGTAACAGATGCGACCGTTATTTCGTCTGTGTTGGCTAAGGCACTTGTGTCGAAAGTTTTTGTAATTACCGCAGATGTAGCGTTCCCGCCTCTTGATTCCGTGTTGGCATACTGGATAGTCCCAACAGGAACGTGCATGACTTCCACCGACTCATCGTTTATGCCTACTTCTCCATACCCCCACACCTGAAGAAGCGGATGCGACTCAAACAGCGTCGGATTGGTCAGCGTTCCCCCGCTTGCGACAGAGACAGCCGTCTCGCCGGACTTGAGCCATCGTTGAGGCATGCAATCAAACTCGATGGTGAATTCGCCAGCCTTCAGAAGAGCTGGATCAACTTCGAGCCCTTTCTTATACACGGCCATCCTGTATTCGTTCGGATTGTAGTCGTCCTCGAGACGGCAGTAGCCCTTACGACTTGCCAACGCGTTCCTCAGCGCACGGATGCCTTCACGGAAGCTTGCCTCATCCTCGCCGAAGAGCCCCGCAGGATACGAGACCGTGATGTTGCCGAAGCGTCCCTTGTCCAGGGCGAACGAACCATTGCGTCCGGGGATCTCGATCATCTCGACATCGCGTTCGGGCGAATCAAAGACAGCGTCGCCCGAGATGTAGACGCCGTAGTCTCTGCTGTCGATGCCGTCAAACGTGAATCCCTTGTACAGGCTGTTGTTCGGCGTCGGTTTTACTGCCATGCCAGTCTCCTCCTTTTCTGTGCTTCAATGATGCGCGCCTCGACCGCAGCTGCAATCTCGTTGACACTTTGACCGGCCGCGCCGTAGACATTGATGACTACCGGGCTCGCGTTGTTCTCACCTGCCATCTTCTCGGCCATGCGATCCATCTGCGCGAACAGTTTATCGAGCGGGATGATCGCCTCCGGACCAGCTTCGCCTGCGATGACCGTCTGCGCTCCATTGAGGACACCACCTTCTGCCAGTCGAGGCAGATGCAACGTGCCGATCCGCCCGATGTTGACGCCGGGTATCTTGTTGATCAGCCCGATCGCTCCGTTGATCATGCTGATGCCGCCGTTGATGATGGACTCCATCCGAGACAGTGCACCGTTGATGCCTGATCTGACCGCCCCGCTGATAGCCGATGCAATGTGCGTGCCAATACTGCTGAATTTATTCTTGATGCTCGTCCACAGGCCGCCCCAAAACGACGACCAGCTGCTGAACTTGCTCTTGATGGCCTGCCATGCGTTCGCGAAGACGGAGCCGAACCATCCAGCAACGCCTGCGAAGACGTTCTTGATACCAGCCCACAGCCCGGAGAAGAATCCGGTGACAGCACTCCATGCCGCCTTGATCGCGTTCAGGCCATTCAAGAAGAAGGTCTTGATCGCTGTGATCGTGTTCGAGAAGAACGTCGTGATCGCCGTCCACATCGAGATGATGAAGTTCCGGAAGTTCTCGTTCGTCTTCCACAGATAAATGATGCCAGCAACCAGCGCAGCCACCGCAGCGATCACCAACACGATCGGATTTGCCGCCAGGAACGACATCGCCTTCGACAGGCCTCCGACGATCTGCGTCGCTGTTTGGATCGCCGTGCCGACCATGCTGATCACCTTGCCGACGATAATCAGTGCCGGAGAGATCAGAGCGATAGCACCCAAGATGCCCATGATCTTAGCAAGCACTTCGCCATCTTGCGAAGCGAGCCACTCAGCAAACGCTGCAACCTTATCCGCGACCTTTTCCATGATCGGGACGAGATACGCTGCAATTTTAGATCCGATGATCTGCAGGGCCTGCGTTGCGACCAACTTGATGGTGTCGAGGCTATCGTTGAACGCGTTCGCCTGGTCGAGCACTTCCTGGCTGATCGGCTCGAGGCCATGTTCTTCCATGATCTTCGCAACCTTCGCGTAGGTCTCACCGCCATCCTCGATGAGCGGGTTCAGCTCGCCCGCCGACTTCCCAAAGATCGCCATCGCGATCGCGTCGCGTTCGGTCTCGTTTTCCATCTTGCCGAGTGCCTGGATCGTCTCATTGAAGACGTCGTTCGCATCGCGCAGCTCACCGTTGCTGTCTGTGACAGAGATGCCTAACTGCTCGAAGTACTTCAGAGTTTCGCCACCCTCAGACGCGGACAGCATGCTCTTTTTTAGCTTCTGATGCCCTTTAGCCATCGCTTCGACGGATACGTCAACGAGGTCTGCCGCCGCAGCGTACATCTGCAGGTCGTACGTGCTGATGCCGGTCACCTTCGACAGTGTGTTCAGGTCGTCCGCCATCGTGCCCGCCTTGTACGTGATGCCCGCCATCGCAGCGGATACAGCCCCGGCTGCGCGGCTGAGCCCTGCCATCGCGTGGCCTGCGCTCTCGATCTTCTTGCCAGCATCGTCGAACGCCTGCCCGACCTGGTAGATCTTCGAGGCCTGCATCGCTGTCTGCTGGAGTTCGCCCTGGAAGTGCTTCAGCTTCGACTCTGTCGTGATGATCTCGCGCTGGAGCGCACGGTACTCTTCGCTGCCCGGATCAACGTGCTGCGCGTCCATCTGCGCCTGCATGTTTTTGAGATCTTTCAGCGACTTCTCGGTCTGCTGGACTTTCTGCTTCAGCAGATCCTGCTTCTGCGCGAGCAGTTCGACGTTGCCCGGATTAAACTTGAGCGCCTTGTTGACCTGCTGGAGTTCTTTGTCGATGCCCTTTGTACTGGACCGCACCTCGCGCAGCGCTTTATCGAGTTTTGTGGTATCACCTCGGAACTCTATGGTGATCCCTTTGATGTTGCCCGATGCCATTCTTTGCACCCTTTCCTAATTAACCGAAGAAGGCGTCGATGTCCGCCTGTGTCGCGTTCCTGCGCGGCGGGTTCTTTTCCTCCTTCTCTGCTTTCTTCTGCTGGTTGTCATACTCCACGCAATAGTCGACGATCGCGCCGAGTTGCATGTGCATCATCGCGGAGTATTCCAGCCCGCGCCGAGATCCTGCGATCAGGATTCGGTCGAGGTCGAGTTCGGCTGCAGACTCTTTTTGAGGCTCTGCAGCCTTTTCAAGTTTTTTGTGCTCACCATACCCTTGAACACCATGTCGAACACTGCCGGAGCGATCACATCGACCGGGAATGTCTCGAACTGTCTGAACCACTCGCGAGGCTCGGGGATCTCTTCGTCCGCGTTCTTCGCAAGTGCCCACACGATGTTTAAAAGGTCGACCGCTTCGATCGCGGTCGCATTGTATATCGCATCCGTTAGTGCAGCCGTGTCGATCTGCATGATGCTTTCTTTGCTGATCTTTCCGCCGGTCTCTTTATAGACACCGAAGACGAGGTCGATTCCAGCGTTCAGCACCGGAACCAGTGTCGGCACGATGTCTCTTCCGAACTGGTCCTTGTACAGAAAAAGCCAGCCGACGTTGTTGTTGAGCGTGATGCTGGTCTTGCTGTCCAGCTTGATTTTCTTCTCCATTTCGTATCCTCCGCTGACCCTCAAATCGTCGATTTAAGAGCCGTTTATCTCCTTTGTGTGTAGTTTGTCCCCTGTTAGTGTTTTCTGCCGCATACACGAAAAAGGGACGACCGAAGCCGCCCCTCTTCGTTTGCCATATGCAGTTAGAACGCCGGAGCAGTCGGTGCTGTGAACAGCGTGCTGTAGCCGGTGTCGCCGGGCTTGTAGGTCGCC